CCGATGGCTCTACCTTCGAGATGTGGGTCAGCCCGCTGACGATGGCCGAGCGCGAACGCGCCCAAAAACAAGCCAAGTCGGAAGACGCCAACGCCTTCGCCCTCCAGCTCCTAATCTCCAAAGCCCTCGACGAAAACGGCGCCAAGCTGTTCGCCCCTGGCGAAATCGACGTACTCAAAAACGAAGTCAAGGACAAGGATCTCCAGACCCTAATGCTGGCAATCCTCACCGATGACTCCGAGCCTATGGACCCAAAGTCCTAGCCGCCGAACTGCGTAAAGACAACTGGCTCATGCTCCAATTCGGTGTCGCCAAAGAGCTGGGCCTGAGTCTTACCACAGTTTGCACCACCTTCACCCCCGAAGAGCTGCTCGGCTGGAGCGCCTACTTCAGCATCCTGAACGAGGACCAGCAAAAGGAAATCGACAAAGCCAAACGCCGCCGCTAACCCGACGGCTTTTTTGTTGTGTAGACTGAACCGCATGGTGTAAGTCTTGTCCAGTGGCTTCATACGGCGCCGTAATTAACGTAAGTGTCAGCGGCCAGGCAGCCCTAGACAAGCTAGAGGGCAGCGCACGCAGTATTCAAACCCTTATTCAAGGCATAAAACAACAAAAAGATATATTCAACCAAGCAGTAGGAACAGAAAAAACAAGAGAATTAAAGAAAAATCTAGAAAATCTTGTAAATAGTTTTGCACTTGCACGTGACGGTGCAAGGCAGTTTGAGGTGACTGTCGGGGGTAAGACACAGAAAGTAAATATGTACTCGAAAACGCTCGCCGGCTTAAGCAGCCAGTTGGGCATGTTTCGGGCAATATCGAATAATGCGGCTGTAGGCACTGACCGTTTTGTAAACTCACTTATAGCGGCCAACAAAGTATCGAACGAATTGGCCCGCACACAAGCGAGAGCCATGACCGCCGGTACAGGCGTAACTGGCACACCCAAAAACGTACAAGAAGTACTGGCTCTCGGTAAGGCCATTCCTAATACCATTGAAGGTCTTAGTTTTTACAAAGGTAAACTAGAAGAACTCCTAGCTACACTAAAATTAACGTCAAATGAGTTTAGAGCTGTAGAGGAAGCATCAGCAGCTGTAGATGTCAGGCTAGGCAACGCCCGTCTTACTGGACAGACCTCCAAAATTACTCCTGCAGCCGGCCCGGCTTCCCGCATAGACACCGTTGCATCGTACGAAAAGCGTGCGGGCTTCGCACAAAAGGTCGCCGACCTGGAGTACAAACAACTTTTAACCGGTCAACAAATTGTAAAATCGAAGCTCGACGAAACACAACAAGCAGAACTACAAAAACGCCTGGAGCAAGCCAGCCAAGCCCTAGCCGAAGGTGACCTAGCACTAGCTAAACGCCTTACAAACGAATTACGTAACCAACGTATCCAGTACGAGCGCATAAACCGCGATAGGGAAGCACTAATGCGCCCCACCTCAATGGTGGCTGGCGCAAGTCTTCCTGTTCGAGGCGGAAAAGACATTATAGATTCCCCCATAAATCAGCAAGAAGGCACCAAGGCTGCAGTATCACTGGGACAACAAAAACTAAAAGCAACGGGCCCAGAAAAAGCCGAAGCCAGCCAAAAACGCCTAAACAATTTACTTAATTCAGCTTTAATTGCAGAACAAGCTATAATAAAAACTGCCAAAAAAGGTATAGATGTTAAGGATGAACAAGCACAAATTCAAAGTGTTATTACGAAACTACAGCAACTAGACGTTACGGCTACTAAAGCAGAATTGTCTCTATACGACGAGTTACTTAACGCAGTACGGAACGAGCTGAGACTCAAAAAAGCTATTGCATCTACCGACGCAGAAAGCGCAAAAAGCACCAAGGCAAAAGCAAAAACACAAACAAAAACAAAAGGCATGGGCCTTAGCGACGCTCTAATTGGTGCTGCGTTCCCCCTACTGTTCGGGCAAGGTATCGGCGCTGCGGCAGGTGGCGGTTTAGGTGGCTTTGCAGGCGCAAAAATAGCAGGAGGTAAAGGTGGTTTCGGCGGCTCACTAGCCGGCACCCTAATAGGCCAAGCCACCATTGACTTCGCAATAAACAGTGCCGTCAGACTGGGCCAAGCATTACAAGATCCAACAGAAAAGATAGGTGAATTGATTGGCTTCCTCGGCATTGCAGGAACCGAATTGAACGCCAATATAAAAGTTCTCCAATCTCTGGGGCTGACTTCTACCGCCAGTGCCGTAGCTCTAGCCAAATTAGAAAGTCTATTAAAAGAAGAAGGCTTTAAGAACGCCGAACAATTTAGTAAAGACGCACAGAAACTTACTAATGCGTTTAATCGTTTGCAGCTGGCTCTAGCCAATTTGTCAATAAAGCCGTTAACGATGATACTAGATTTTGCTACAGAAGTTGCAAAACTAGCTGCTACGGTAGGATTACCTAAAGGGGGGTCACTTGGCAGGGTAGCCAGCGTAGCTAACGCAACAATAAAAAATACTACTACTACTACAGGGTCTACGGGTAATGCGAAGCCTACCGTGACCGCCGCCGAAAAAGCAGCGGAAGAGGCCGTTACCGCTGAAATGCGGCGTCAAGTAAATTTAGCAACCGCGCAGAAAAACCTAGAGGCCGACAAGTTAAGCCTCACTCGCGTGGATCTTGCCACCCGCCAAGGCGCTGTAGCGATACAACAAGTACAGAACGAGCTGACCCGCAAACAGCTTGAGCTAGACAATGCACGCGGTACAGCAGCGGAAAAGTTACTCGGTCTCGAAGTCAAAATACTACAGCAGCAAGAAGCTCAAGCGCAAGCAGCTCAACGTAATGCGGCCATCGAAGCACAGCGTCAAGTTGACCGTCAAACAGGCGGTTTGATGATCGAACAGACTGAATTAGAAAATCAGATATTCGGCCTTCGTAGTCAAAGTGCGCGGCTATTGCACGGAGAAGAAGTAGGAATAGCAAGTCAGTTAAATAGTATAGAGCAGCGGTATGAAAATGAACTAGGTATATTAGTTGTGCGGCGAGACCTAGAGAAAATAGGCATAAATGAAGTTAACGTTCTAAAAGAAATAGAAACAAAATACGACGGCCTAGCTTCAGTGCTGAAGCAAAGGCTTAAAAACGAAATAGAAACGCTAAACCAACAACAAGCTCAATACAAGCTGACTCAAATGCAGATTGACCAGCAGCGCACATTAGCAAACCTAGAAACAAAAGGGCGTTTTAAGCAGGAACTACAACGCACCCAATCCTTCCAAGATCCCACCGGTCTTGTTCCGTTCTTTGGCGATGCACTAATAAACGAAAAGCTCGCTCTAGAAGACTACAATACTACTTTAGGTCTCTACAACGCGCAATTACTTAATTTAGAAAAGCGCATGGCTATACCGGGTCTCAATCCCGATGTTTTACGTGGTTTAACGCAACAATCTGACGAATTAAAAGATCAAGTAGCCCTGTACAGAGAGTACCAGCCAGCAATTATCCAAGCCAGACTCGAACAAGAAAAGTTTAATACTATTTTTAACGCAACTAAAACTGTTGTAGACGACCTCGCTAATAGTCTTGTCGGAGTGGTGTCTGGCACCATGACAGCACAAGAAGCGTTTGCGTCCTTCCTGAGGACCATAGGAGAAATGCTGGCAGAAGAAGGACAGAAAATGATCGCTACATACATCGCCATCGGCATCGCCAAGATATTCGCCGGCATGGGTGGAGGTATCCAAGGGGCCGGTAATGCCGCCGGACCGGCTGCTTTTGGTGGCGCCGGCCCCACTTTCAATCCGGGTGCATTTTCGATGCCCGCGCTAGCAGCTAACGGCGCCACTTTTGCCAACGGAATCGCCAAGTTCGCCAACGGTGGCGTCGTCAGCTCGCCCACCCTCTTCAAGTTTGCCGATGGCGGCACCACCCGCACCGGCCTGATGGGCGAGGCTGGCCCCGAGGCGATCATGCCGCTCAAGCGTGGCTCGGATGGCAGCCTTGGCGTACAAGCCACCGGCCTACGCGAGGCAATGGGCCGCCCACCTGGTGGTGCCAACGGCTCCACCGTGCTTAACATGAGTTTCCAGTCCACCACCATCAACGGCACCGAATACGTCAGCCGCGATCAACTGGAAGCGGCGATGGCTGCAACACGCCGCCAAGCTG